TTATAAAATCGAAATTTGAAACTGGAGGAACAAAATGAGTGTCGTTCAAGAACCTGAAGTGAAGTGGACGCCCGACCAAATGGTGGAAGTGATTCTTAACGAACCTGATGACTTTCTAAAGGTACGTGAGACTTTGACCCGAATCGGAGTTGCTTCAAGAAAGGAAAAGAAAATCTATCAGTCTTGCCATATTCTACACAAGCAAGGTAGATATTATCTCGTTCACTTTAAGGAACTGTTTGCTCTGGATGGCAAACACGCAAACCTGACCGTGAATGATGTTCAACGTCGTAATCGTATTGCCCAACTTCTTGCTGATTGGGGTTTGATTGAGATTGTTGATCTTAAAAAGATTCAAGACATTGCACCTTTGAATCAAATTAAAGTTCTTGCTTACAAAGATAAGGGGGACTGGATTCTGGAAACTAAGTATAATATTGGTGCCAAAAAGAAAAAGGTAGAGGATGCCGAATGATAAGGAGCGGGTTTTACACCCGCCTTTTTTGTAAGAAGTATTATAATTATATGCGGATGCCGAAAGGGTCCACACAACACAAACTCGCTTATTTAAGGAGCTACCATAATGAACAACCTTACAAGGTATACTGCTGCGGATCTTCCTGCCCTGATGGAAAGAATCACCCGTAATAGTATTGGAATGGACGAATATTTTGATCGTCTGTTCAATCTTCACGAAACGACAACAAACTATCCTCCTTATAACCTAGTCCAGATAAATAACGTTGAATCCCATCTGGAACTCGCATTAGCAGGATTCAAGAAAGGAGAGGTTAATGTCTTCACAGAGTATGGAAAACTTTTTGTCGAGGGACAAAAAGCGGATACAGAATCGGATAGGACGTTTATCCACAAGGGAGTGGCTAGCAGAAGTTTTAAACGAGCGTGGACTTTATCCGACGACACAGAAGTCAGGGAAGTCACATTTGAAGACGGACTTCTACGGATCGTACTTGGGAAAATAGTGCCCGAACATCACGCCCGTAAAGATTATCTCTAAATAGAATTGAATATCGTCGGTGCGGAGAGTCCCTGGCAAAATCCAGGTTGACTCTCCCTTTTTTTATTGCTATAATGACAAGAGGAACAGTCTAACAATGTCGATTAAACTAGTATTGCTAAAATCTGGTGAACAGATTATTTCTGACGCAAAAGAAATTGTCACTCAGGATAAAGAAACAGGTGAACGTGATGTTCATGGATATCTGTTTGAGAAACCTCATAAAGTTTCTATTCGAACAGAAATTTTGTTAACCGAAGATACTGATGATAATTCACGGGATATTCAAGTTGCTATGACTCCTTGGATTGTGTTATCATCTGACGATAAGGTGACGGTTCCTACAGATTGGGTCGTAACAATCGCAGAACCCCTTCAATCCGTTAAAGAAATGTATGAGGAAAAGGTAAATGGAAAAGTCGATTAAGTGTCTGCTTTTAGATATTGACAACGTAATTATTAGTGAAGTTGTTGAAGTTATGGCAGATATTGGTGATCCTGATTGTAAACTGGTAAATCCATATCAATTTTTTAGTGAAGACGATATGAGACCTTGGCCTAAAGCAACAAATCAAACTGAATTAATGGTTAGATCTTCGGATATTCTAACCATTGCTGATCCAACTCCCGAAATTATTGAAAAGTATCTTGAATTGACTGCATAATGCGCTTTTACACAAACGTTCAAATGGTCGGGGATCACTTCTTGGTCCGTGGTTATGAAGATGGTAAACACTTTATGACCCGTGAGAAGTTTAACCCGACTCTTTTTGTCCCTTCTCAAAAGAAAACTAAATATCAGACTCTAAATGGGGAGTATGTAGAATCAGTTCAACCTGGTTCAGTTCGTGATTGTCGTGAGTTTGTTAAAAAGTATGATGGTGTAGAAAACTTTAAGATTTACGGAAACACCCAATACATCTATCAGTATATCTCTGAGATGTATCCAGAGGAAGAACTAAAGTTTGACATTAGTAAAGTTAAGGTTACTACTCTTGATATTGAGGTTGCATCAGAGAATGGATTCCCTGATGTAGAGTCTGCTGCCGAAGAAGTTCTATTGATTACTATTCAGGACTATTCTTCTAAACAGATTCGCACTTGGGGTATGGGTCCGTTTAATAATCAACAGAAGAATGTAATTTATCGTTCGTTCGATAATGAGCGTGACTTGTTGATGGACTTCATCAACTGGTGGATGGTTGAAGAGAATACACCAGAAGTTGTGACTGGTTGGAATACTGAACTGTATGATGTTCCTTATTTGGTTCGTCGTTTGGATCGTATTCTTGGTGAGAAGTTGATGAAGCGTTTTTCTCCATGGGGTCTTGTGACTGAGGATGAAATTTATGTTGCTGGTCGTAAGCATATTTCATACGATGTCGGTGGTATTAGTCAACTTGACTATTTGAATCTTTATAAGAAGTTTACCTATAAAGCACAGGAATCTTATCGCCTTGATTATATTGCAAGTGTTGAACTTGGGCAGAAGAAACTTGACCACTCTGAGTTTGATACGTTCAAAGACTTCTATACTAAGGGTTGGCAAAAGTTTGTAGAGTACAACATCATTGACGTAGAACTTGTTGACCGTATGGAAGACAAGATGAAACTGATTGAACTTGCTCTGACGATGGCATATGACGCCAAAGCAAACTATACGGATGTGTTTTCACAAGTCCGAATGTGGGATACTATCATTTACAACTATCTGAAAAAGAGGAACATTGTCATTCCTCCCAAAGAACGTTCAGATAAGGACTCAAAGTATGCTGGTGCTTATGTAAAAGAACCTATTCCTGGTAAGTATGATTGGGTGGTGAGTTTTGACTTGAACTCTCTATATCCACACTTGATTATGCAATACAATATCTCACCAGAAACTCTTTTGGACGAGAGGCACCCAAATGTCACTGTTGATAAAATTCTGAATCAAGAAGTCACCTTTGAATTGTATAAAGATAAGGCAGTGTGTGCTAATGGGGCAATGTTCCGCAAGGATGTACGTGGATTTCTTCCAGAACTGATGGAAAAGATCTATAAGGATCGCACCATCTACAAAAAGAAAATGCTTGCTGCCAAACAAGAGTATGAAAAGAAAAAAACCAAAGAGTTGGAAAAAGAGATTGCTCGGTGTAACAACATCCAAATGGCGAGGAAAATTCAACTTAACTCTGCTTATGGTGCTATCGGCAATCAGTATTTCCGTTATTACAAACTAGCAAACGCTGAGGCAATCACCTTGTCTGGTCAGGTGTCTATCCGTTGGATTGAGAACAAGATGAATGCCTATCTCAATAAGATTTTAAAAACAGACGGAGTAGATTATGTTATTGCTTCAGATACTGACTCTATCTATCTTAATATGGGTCCTTTGGTTGAAAGTGTATACAAGGGAAGAGAGAAAACTACTCAAAGCGTTGTTTCGTTCCTTGATAAGGTCTGTCAGGTGGAATTTGAAAAGTATATTGAAAGTTGCTACCAAGAATTGGCTGAGTATGTAAATGCTTATGACCAGAAGATGCAGATGAAGCGTGAGAACATTGCTGAGCGTGGAATCTGGACTGCCAAAAAGCGTTATATTCTGAATGTTTGGGATAGTGAAGGTGTTCGTTATGAAGAACCCAAACTTAAAATGATGGGTATTGAGGCAGTCAAGTCTTCCACACCAGCACCTTGTCGCAAGATGATTAAAGATGGACTCAAACTGATGATGAGTGGTACAGAGGATGATGTGATTAACTTCATTGATAAGTGCCGTGAAGAGTTTAAAAGTCTTCCCCCAGAACAAATTGCTTTTCCACGAACTGCCTCTGATGTCCGTAAATATTATTCATCTTCTGATATTTACAACAAAGGAACTCCCATTCATATTCGTGGAGCACTTCTCTTCAATCATTATATAAAAGAAAAGAAATTGACAAATAAGTACTCGCTCATTGCAAACGGTGAGAAGATTAAGTTTGTCTATCTTAAAAAACCAAATATTATTCAGGAGAATATTATCTCTTTTATTCAAGACTTTCCCAAAGAACTTGGTCTTGACAAATACATTGACTATGAACTACAATTTGAAAAGAGTTTTGTAGAACCACTCAAATCTATCCTTGATTCTATTGGGTGGAATGTAGAAAAAACTGTAAACCTTGAACTATTTTTTGCCTAATGGATTTGCCTATTAACGACAACGAACTGAATACTATTATCAATGCTATGGCTCTTGGTGGAGATACGGCATTGTATCAAAAACTTAAACTGGTAAAAGAACTTAAAGATCAAGGTTTACCTTATAAAAAAATACTTCGTGAGGAGTATGGGATGGTGGCATGAAAACGATAGAACTTCCTATTACTGAGCGTGAACTTGAAACTATCATTACAACTTTGAAGGGTGTTCATCCTACCCTTTATGCTAAACTTTGGTCATATAAAATGAATACATTGAATAAGGAGAAAACTGATGGACTTTCTTAAAGAAATTGTAAAAGAAGTTGGTGGTGAGTATACGAAACTTGCTTCTGACATTGATGAGACGGAAACTTATGTGGATACGGGTTCGTACATTTTTAATGCACTGGTTTCAGGTAGCATATTTGGCGGTGTATCTGGTAATAAGATTACTGCTATTGCTGGAGAGTCTAGTACTGGAAAGACTTTCTTTTCTCTCGCTGTGGTTAAGAATTTCCTTGACAATAATCCCGATGGTTATTGTCTCTACTTTGATACTGAAGCTGCCATTACAAAGTCACTCTTGGAGTCACGTGGCATCGACACATCACGTCTTGTCGTGGTTAATGTTGTCACCATAGAAGAGTTTCGGAGCAAGGCACTGAAGGCAGTAGATATTTACTTAAAAAAACCTGTAGAAGAACGCAAGCCTTGTATGTTTGTGTTAGACTCTTTGGGTATGCTTTCCACTGAGAAAGAGATTACTGATGCGCTGAACGATAAGCAAGTTCGTGATATGACCAAATCACAACTTGTGAAAGGTGCTTTCCGTATGCTTACTCTTAAGTTGGGGCAGGCAAATATTCCAATGATTGTAACTAACCACACTTATGACGTTATCGGTGCTTATGTTCCTACAAAGGAGATGGGTGGTGGCAGCGGTCTTAAGTATGCCGCTTCTACTATCATATATCTCGGTAAAAAGAAAGAGAAAGATGGAACAGAAGTTGTCGGAAACATTATCAAGGCTAAGACTGCTAAGTCGCGTTTGAGCAAGGAGAACCAGGAAGTTGAAGTCCGTCTATTTTATGATGAGCGCGGTCTTGATCGCTATTATGGTCTTCTGGAACTCGGGGAACTCGCTGGACTCTGGAAGAATGTTGCGGGGCGTTATGAGATTAATGGTAAGAAAATTTACGGGAAGGAAATCCTGAAAAACCCAGACCAGTATTTTACGGAAGATGTGATGCAAGCACTGGATGCCGCTGCAAAAGAACAATTCTCTTATGGTTGAACTTAACGATTTAATTCATGTTTATGAAGATGCTATTTCATCTGATATTTGCGACGAATTAGTTTCTTTCTTCGAATCTAGTTCAGACAAACATGAATATTTTGATAACCAAGGAGCACCAACTTTTACTCAATTTAATTTAACAGCAAATCGAACTGAAAAGGAAGAAATTCATAACGTTCTTGTAAAGAACGTATTTGAATATAGAGACAAGTATTATGATTTTGTGTGTAAAAAAGTTTTTCCTTCTTCACATGCATTTGAAGAATTTAGAATAAAGAGATACAATGTTGGTGGTTCTGAACGATTTGATACACACGTTGATGTACTTGATTATTCAACTGCCAGAAGATTTTTATCTTTTTTCTGGTATCTGAATGATGTTGAGGAAGGTGGAGAAACTATTTTTAAGGATTTTCAAATTAAACCATCCAAAGGAAAATTAGTCGTTTTCCCTCCTTTATGGATGTATCCTCATAAAGGCAATCCACCAATAAGTGGTTCAAAGTACATATTGAGTACATACTTGCATTACAAATAATGGAAAGAATTGAGACAACTATTTTAAGGAACCTTGTATTTAATGAAGACTACTCACGCAAAGTTATTCCTTTCATACAACCAGATTATTTTGAGCAAAAGACCGAGAAGGTCATTTTTGAGGAGATTGTTCAATTCATTGTTAAGTATGGTTCAGCAATCACCATTGAAGCACTCAATATTGAGGTAGAGAATCGTACTGATCTCAATGAAACTGAAGTCAAAGAGATCCGAGAAATCAATGCTTCTCTAAATGATGCTGCTGTAGAAAAGCAATGGTTACTTGATACTACTGAAAAGTGGTGTCGTGATCGTGCTATTTACTTGGCACTTATGGAGTCAATTCATATTGCTGATGGAAATAACGATAAGAAAAATCGTGATGCGATTCCAAGCATTCTTTCTGATGCTTTAGCAGTATCGTTTGACAATAATATCGGACACGATTATCTTCAAAACTATGAGGAGCGATATGAGTTTTATCATCGTAAAGAAGATAAGATCGAGTTTGATCTGGAATATTTCAACAAAATCACAAAGGGTGGTCTCCCTAATAAGACTCTCAATATCGCTCTCGCTGGGACGGGCGTTGGGAAATCGCTATTCATGTGTCACTTGGCTTCTTCCGTCTTACTGCAAGGCAGGTCCGTTCTCTATATCACTCTTGAAATGGCAGAAGAGCGAATTGCAGAAAGGATTGATGCGAACCTTCTCAATGTACCGATTCAGCAACTGGTTGATCTCCCACGCTCAACGTTTGAGAACAAAGTAAATAGTATTGCGAAGAAGACACAAGGTTCTTTGGTTATCAAAGAATACCCAACTGCATCAGCACATAGTGGACACTTTAAGGCACTTCTCAATGAACTTGCTCTCAAGAAGTCATTTAGACCTGATATTATTTTCATTGATTACCTTAATATATGTGCTTCCAGCAGGTATAAGTCAAACCTTTCTGTCAATTCATATTCGTATATCAAGGCAATTGCTGAAGAACTTAGGGGACTCGCCGTTGAGTTTAATGTCCCGATTGTCTCCGCTACTCAGACCACTCGTTCAGGTTATGGTTCTTCTGATGTTGAACTTACTGATACTTCTGAATCCTTTGGTTTGCCTGCTACTGCTGATCTTATGTTTGCCCTTATTAGCACTGAAGAGCTTGAGCAGTTGGGACAAATTATGGTGAAGCAGTTGAAGAACCGATACAATGACCCCACAATCTTTAAGCGTTTTATTGTGGGTATTGACCGTGCTAAAATGAGACTGTACGATTGCGAACAGTCGGCACAAAAAGATATACTTGACTCTGGAAACGAAGACGAGTATAATGATAACGAAGACAAGAAACCTAAAAAGTCGTTTGAAGGATTTAAATTTTAATGGAAACCGCTAAACACGTTAATTTTGATAAGTATGCTGAGTTTGTAGATGCTGTAACTTCTGACGCATCTAAGGACTTTCTTGCTCTCTCTGATCGTCTAGTTGCTCTGGATGAAAAGGGTGCTAATATTGAGCGACTCTTGACTGCCTCTGTTGGTATCAATGCAGAAGGTGGTGAGTTTATGGAAATCGTCAAGAAGATGGTATTCCAGGGCAAACCTTACAACGAGGACAACCGTGAGCACCTGATCATTGAACTGGGTGATATTATGTGGTATGTTGCTCAGGCATGTATGGCACTGGATACAACTCTTGATGATGTAGTTGCTCGTAATGTTCAAAAACTTCTCAAGCGTTATCCTGAAGGTGCTTTTGATGTTTATTTCTCTGAAAACCGTGCTGCTGACGACCGATGACTAAAGAAAAAAAAGTAACTCTAAAAATTGATGTTCGTGCTGCTGCCGCAGTTCGTCAAGTTCTGTTTGAGGCACAACAAGGATATACTTACGATGAAGTGAGTGTCCCTCCTCGCATCTCTGATATTCGTACCGTGATTCAAGACATTGACAATGGTATTGGTTCTGTGGTAGAATCTGATTGACCCTTCGGGGTTTTCGGGGAATTAGCTCATTTGGTAGAGCACTGCCTTTGCACGGCAGGGGTGAGGGGTTCGAGTCCCCTATTCTCCATTGCCCAAGTGGTGAAACTGGTATACACGCATGACTTAGGATCATGTGCTTCGGCGTGGAGGTTCGAGTCCTCTCTTGGGCACTAAATATTTCCAAAAAGTTCGTATGGCGAATTTATCCCAACAAACTTCTTCTGGACAAAGTTCTTGGGATGTTTATGTAAAAACAAATCCAAGATGGAACACGGTACAATTTCAAATTGAAAAGGGTGAGGTCAATGTCCCAGTTTATAAACAAGTATCGGATATCCCACAAACTCCACAACAAGCACAGACCAAACAACCCTTTTATACGGTAAGTCAAGGTAACACTGTTATGATAAAGGAAAACGATTTTAGAGTTGTTGGTCGAAGTAGATATGCCAAAATATCTTACAACCAAAAAGTTGGATATATAAACATTACTAAAATCAGAAAACCAACTGGTGCTGGTGATGATGTTGAAAAAAGATATTTAAATTTAATACAAGAAAATATAGAGCAATTGAAAAGATATGCTTCAAGTGGGACAATTGATGTCACAATAGACGGTTTACCTCCAATTTTTGGAATAGATAAAATAGATAAGGTATCAAATAGAATACACGGTAGAGAAGCAAAGTCGGACTTTGTTTTCAAAGATAAAAGAGGAAAATCACTTCTACATATATCTCATAAAGCAGGAGAAAGTCCAACTGCTTTTGGTCAATATGGTGGTGTTTCTGAGGTTGCGGGAAATATTCAAGATGCTTCTCTCATCTATCAAGATCCTGAGGTGCAATCTTATTTGACTCGTTTATATGAGTTGTACTCTGATGCAATTGGAGATAGGGAGATAGAAAATAATCCATTCTCATCGGGTGGAACTTTGGATAAGGGTGTTTATAGAAATATTAATAGTCCTACTTTAATTAATAGATCTATTTTTGGACCAGACTATGGTGGACAAAGAGGACCAGATAATGTAGACTTAATTGCACAAGGGCACTTTGTATTTGATCCTATAATTTCTCCATATGGTGATGTTACTTATAAATTGTCTTTTACTGGAGACCATGAAGTGAATGGAAACATAACAAAGTTTGTAGATAATACAAGCGGGTATCGTGCTGTGTTAATAACAACTTATAGAGCAGGTAGACCAACTCAAACACCTTCGGGAACTGTGCCTGCTACAAGAACAGCAATTTATCCAAGATACTACAGGGCAAGTGCTATAAATATAGACACTTTATTGCCATAATAAATACATATAGGTTTTGATATTTAAGAAATATATTTCAGGTCTGTAATGAAAAGTTTTTTTCAATTTTTAACTGAAACAACTGCATCCCAACAAGCAGCAAGACTTGGGTTGCAGGGTGACGGTCATGGTAGTTGGTATAAGGACGGAGAGTTTGTTGCTAAGACTGAAAAGGGTAGATTGAGATTTTTTAATAAGAGACAAACTGTTGGTGGAAAAGATCCTAAGCAAACTGAACTTGAGAAGAATGTATCAGATCCAAATTTTGTAGATCCTGCTTTACAACAACCACAACCTCAAGAAGTTTCACCTGAGCAGCAAGCAGCAGCACAGCAAGCACCTGTAGAGCAACCACCAGTCAATTATCTTCCAGTAGAAAAAACAAAAGGAACTCTGACTGTTGCTTTTGGAAGATTTAATCCTCCTCACCTTGGGCATCTTCAGTTGATGGATACTGCTGCTTCATCGGCAGAGCAGGATCAGGGTGACTATATGATTGTTCCTTCACGTAGTCAGGACAAGAAAAAGAATCCACTTGATCCTGATACAAAAGTTTCGCTGATGAGAACAATGTTTCCTCAACACAGTGAAAGAATTGCCAATGACGCAAATACAAAAACTATCTTTGATGTTCTAAAAAAGGCACATAATGATGGATATACAAACGTAAGAATTGTTGGTGGTGCCGATAGAGTCAAAGAGTTCAATAAACTTGCTACCAACTATAACGGTAATCTTTACCAATTTGATAATATTGAAGTAGTTTCTGCTGGTGATCGTGATCCAGACTCTGAAGGTGTAGAAGGTCTTTCCGCTTCAAGAATGAGACTTGCTGCAGCAGAAGGAGACTTTAAAACTTTCCGTGCTGGAATGCCTCCGGAGATGAGACCAAAAGATGCAAGAGCAGTTTTTGATACTGTTCGTCAAGCAATGGGTATTCAAGACCAAGTTGTAGAAGTCTGGGATGTTGCTCCAAAGTTAGATCAAAAGACTTTGAGAGAAAACTATTTGATGGAAAAGATTTTCAATATTGGTCAGTTAGTTGAAAATCTAAACACGGGTCTTGTCGGTCGTATTATTCGTAGAGGTACAAACTACCTAATTTGTGTGACTGAAGATCATATTATGTTCAAGTCTTGGATCAAAGATGTGATGGAAGCATATCAAGAAAAGAGAGTTGATAGTAAGATGAGACTTCCTGGAAAACCAAATACTTTGGTTGGAACCACTGGATATTTAAAGTATGCTGCTCAGCAAACACCTGGTGCTGGAGTTGGAAGAGAAAACTTGGCATATAATCAAAAAGGGTTCGGTTTGAATTTCATAAATAAGTATAAGAAAAGTAAGTAATTAATCTTTCAAAATGAGTAACCGTATCTCTGAAGCAAGAGTTCAGCAACCTGTTGGTGATGCTGCAGCTCTTGTTCAAAAGAAAGCAAGACAACTTGTTTATGACGCTCGCTATGAAGTCAAGGGAATTATTGGTGATAAAAAAGTAGACCCAATATCTCAGGAGAGAATGGTTCTTCAGAGAATTGCTAAGTCAACTTCCAGCCCTGCTGTAAAAGCAATGGCAAGACAAATGGTTTCTAAGAAAAGAGCCGCTGTAAAAGAAGAGTTTGTTGCTGATATTCAAGAGACTGCTACTGACAACGTAGTCAAGGCTTTATTTAAAGTATTTGTTGAGGGTGTTGAAGCACCACAAATTGAGAATAGTTACTTAGAAGAACTTGCTGCTAGTGGTGAAAAGAAGTATAAGATTCGTGTTACTGATACAAAAACTGGAAATTCATATGTAAGATATGCGACTCGTGAAAAGATTTCTCAACTTAGGGCACAAGGTCTTAAGGTAGAACTAACTGAGTATGGTGAACCAAGAGAGGGTGAAAAGAAAAGAGGTGAGGATACTGCGAGAGCGAAGAAAGCAACAAAACTTGATCCAGTTGGTAAAGAAGACAGTGATCCAGATAATGATGGTAAACATAATGATCCAAATGATAAGTACATTATGAAGCGTCGTGCTGCTATCGGTGCTGCTATTGAAAAAAGAAAAACTGTTTCTGCTTCTTATGAACCAGAAGGTGAAGTACTGGATGAGATGGGTCCTCCTAGATTTAGAAACAGAAATAAAGATAATGTAAAATCATCACGCAGTCATCCTGGTAGGGGCGGTGGTTCCATTCAAAATCCTCAGGCAAGATTCAATGCTTCAAACCCACCCACAACAAGTTCAGATTCTCCGAACAGGGGTGATGTTAAAGAAGCACACAAACCTGGGCATAAAAAGCACAAGAAAACAACTGAACCACGTTGGCAAGACAGTGACGGTGATGGTAAGTGGTATGAACCAGAAGATGTAAAGAAAGAAGATTATGTTTGGACTGAAGCAAAAACTAAAGAAGAGAAAACTAATGGAACGGCTGGAGTAGATAACTATACTTCTGGTGCCATCAAACTTTTTCCGCAAGAGGAAGATGGTGTAAAAACTCCTAGTGTTCGTTTGAGTATCAATTCTAGTTTTGAGGCAGAAGGTCCTATTATTACTGAAAAAGCATTAAGCAAGGCTCAGCAAAGATTTTTTGGAATGGTAAGAGCAACACAAAAGGGTGAAATGGAAGCACCTTCTCCTGAAGTAGCGTCTGCTGCTAAGAGTATGAAGAAAAAGGATGTAAAGGACTTTGCTTCTACAGAACACGAAGGTCTTCCTGAGAAGAAAAAAGGTAAGAAGAAGCGTAAGAAAGTTGTAAAAGAGGCGGCAGAATCTGCTCCAAATAAAGAAGAAGAAGATCCTCGTGCTATTTTGACCTATCGCAATCTTCTTAAAAATAAATTAAGAGCAATGGGAGCAAAAAACCCAATGGTTCTTGGTGCTGATGATGAAAAAGTAATGAATATAATGACTAAGGATAAAGTAGATCCAATTGTAATGGTTGCTTCTGAGCAACATAGACCACCTGCTGGATGGAAATCTTCTGGTGGTGGTTCGGAGGATAAACCAATCAAAAGTCAATTTGGTAATAGATTTGCAGGAGATGATATTCAAGGTGGATGGGAAGAAAGAGAGAGAAAAGGTGGTAAATCGCAAGTTAAACCAGCTAACTAATAAATAGCACAGGATACTCTTCACACGGAGGTCATCATGGGCGCAGTAGTAGCAGTGGTAAAACCACTTCTGGTTCAGATTGCGACACACCCAGCAGTTAAGCAACTTGTTCTTGACCTGCTCAAGAAGTATGTTGATAGCACAGATAACAGCATTGACAATGTAGTTTATGAGATGGTAAAGGATAAACTCTTTACACCACAAGCATGATTACCTGTTTTGTAACTAACTGGGGAGTAACCATTGTTCTTGGTCTATTACTAACTGCCTCTGAGTGGTTAGCAAAAACAAAAAGATTTGAGGAGAATGGATTACTTGATTTAACAACTAACTTTTTAGGAGTTGTATTGCGTAAGGGGACCAATAAGTAAAGGTCTCCTTTTTTTATAAATATCTGTATACAAAGAATTTATAGGTAGGAAACATGGCTCTTTGGGGCAAAGAAGATTCTTTAGCGAGTCTAACTGGAACTATTACAATTACTTTAACTGGAAGTTCACCTTTTACAGTAACTGGAACTGGTACAACTTTTGTTACCGCTGGAATTCAAACAGGCGATATTTTAGTTGTTGGAACTGGAGCTACTTTTGGTCAAGCAGTTGTTACTGGTGTAACATCCGCAACAGTTCTTTCTATCGGATCCACACAGTTCCTAATTCCTAATACTGGAACTGGAACAATTGTTGGGGCAGGATATACTGTTACTCAAAAACCAAAGTATACTCTTGAAGATGGGCAATACTTTGCTCCTGATGCAAAGTCAAATAGATTTTCTGCCGTATTCGGTGTAGATCCAACTGAACAAGGTGTTGCTACTGCTGCTACTGGGGATGCTCGCAAATATGCTCCTGC